GTGGTCCTGCGTCGGCGCGGTCTGATCAAGGCCACCTTGGGCAGCACCATCACCCAGGCGAATGTCGGCGACAGCGTGTTCCTGGTCGACGACCAGACCGTGGACCTGGTCGCGAACGTGACCCACGACATCTTCTGCGGCGTGATCGCAGGGTTCATTGGCGCGAATCAGGCCTGGATCGACATCGAGCCGGCCATTCGCCAGGCCGACGTGGCCACCCACATCGCCGACGCCAGCGCCGCGCACGCCGCATCGGCCATTTCCGTCGCCGATGCCGGAGAGTTCACGGCCGAGACCACGGCCGAAGGCGCCCTGCAGGAACTCTACGGGAAGACGCCTCTGCCCGTGGCAGACCCCGGCAACGGACAGGCGCTGCCAGCGAACCGATCCGCCGCCGTGTCCCTGACCACCGGCGCGACCGGGCAGACCAGGACTTTGGCCGCACCGGCAGCCGCCGGACTGATCCTGACCCTGTGCCTGGGCGTCGACGGAGGCGGTGATTGTGTCGTGACCGTGGCGTCGGCCATCAACCAGGCCGGGAACAACACCATCACCCTGGGCGACGCTGGAGACACCGTCGTGCTCACGTCGGTGGTGATCGGAGCGGCCAAGGCGTGGCGCCTGGTCGTCAATGACGGCTGCAGCCTGACCACGGTCTAACCATCAAGCATGGAGAGGAACCATACAATGAGCAAAATGATCAAGACCCTGTGCGTCTGGGCGGTGCTGGTCGCCGCCGTGCTGTTCGCGGTGCCCGTGTCCGGCATGGCTGCCGACTTTCGGACCATGGATCTGGCAGGATTTGGCATCGGTGTGGCCGGCCTGCTGGTGAACAAGGCGACCCTGGACGCGCTGTTCACCAGCCTGAAGACGACGTTCAACAACGCCTTCGCCGGAGCTCCCAGTCAGTGGGAGCTGACGGCCATGAAGGTCCCGAGCGGGTCCGGCCGGAACGACTACGGATGGCTTTCCGCCTTCCCCCGCATGAAAAAGTGGATTGGCGACAAGGCCGTCAAGGCGCTGGAGGCGTTCAAGTACTCCATCGTCAACGATGACTTCGAGGCCACCGTCGAGGTGGATCGCAACGACATCGAGGACGACAACCTCGGGATCTACGCCCCGCAGGCGCAGATGGCCGGCTTCAGCGCGAAGCAGCTGCCGGACGAGATCGTGGCCGACCTGAAGAACAACGCCTTCGCTAGCAAATGCTACGACGACCAGAACTTCTACGACACGGACCATCCGGTGACCAACCCCGCCACCGGTGTGGCCGCCTCGGTCAGCAACAAGTCGACCGTGGCCCTGTCCGGCGCGACCCAGGCCACCGCAGTCGCCAGCTACGGTGCGGCGCGCACCGCCATCATGAGCTTCAAGGACGACGAGGGCCGGCCGTTGGGTCTGATCCCAGATGTCCTGGAAGTTCCGCCCGCCCTTGAGACCGAGGGCCGCCGCCTGCTGGAGATGGACAAGCTGGCCGACGACACCCCGAACCCCTTCAAGGGCACGGCCAAGCTGGTGATCAACCCGCGCCTGACTTCGACCACCGCCTGGTTCCTGCACGTGACCAGCATGCCGGTGAAGCCCTTCGTCTACCAGGAGCGCAAGGCCCCGGTGTTCGTCGAGCAGACCGACGCCCAGGCGGACAACGTGTTCATGCGCAAGAAGTTCCGCTTCGGCGCCGAAGCCCGCTGCGCCGGCGGTTATGCCTTCTGGCAGATGTCCTACGGCAGCACCGGCACCGGCGAGTAACGGCAAATCCAGGGGCCGGGAGCGATCCCGGCCCACTGAACACGGAGCGCACATGATCATCATCACTGCAAAAAAAGACGGCTTCCGCCGCTGCGGGGTCGCTCACAGCGCACGTCCTGTCGAACACAAGGACGATGCCTTCACTCCGGAGCAACTGGCCGAACTGCAGGCCGAGCCCATGCTCGTCGTGGAGCTCGTCACCGAAAAGGCCAATGGGCCTGCCCCAAAGCCGGTTCAGAAGCCGGCCACAAAAAAGGGCGGGAAGGAATAGCCCATGTACAGCACCGTCGACCAGATCCTGAAGCTGCTCCCCGAGTCCGAGGTTTTGCAGCTGGCCGATGACGACTCGGCCGATGACATCACCGACGAGGCAGTGGTCGCCGTGCTGGAGGAAGCCATCGAGCAGGCTGACCGGGAGATCGACGCCTACGTGGGCACGGTCAAGCGGGTCCCGCTTTCGCCGGTCCCGGCCCTGATCGAGAACCTGTCCACCAAGCTGGCCGTCCATCACCTCTGGCTGCGCCGACCAGGTGTGGCCGAGCCTGAGATATGGCAGCGGGAGACGGCCAGGTGCATGCGCCTGCTGGAGGCCATCGCCACCGGCAAGATGGCCCTGGGCGCGGAAGATGGCGCGGCCTCGGACCCCAGCCAGGGGACGGCATCGTTCACGGCGAGTGAGCGGCTGATGTCGCGGAGGACGCTGTAATGTCCGGCCTGTCCATCAAGATCGAGTCCGTCCAGATGGAGGCCGTGCTGAACGAGCTGGCCGCCAGGATGGGCGACCTGACGCCGGTCATGCAGACGATTGGCGAGATCATCGTGGAGCAGACGGACACGGCCTTTGAAACGGGCGTTGCCCCGGACGGGAAGGCCTGGCCGGCATCCGGGCGGGCTTTGGCCACCGGCGGCCAGACGCTGATCGACACGGCAGTGCTGCGCAATTCCATCACCGTCCAGGCAACCGAGAACCAGGTGGAGGTCGGGACGAACGTCCTTTACGCCGCAATCCACCAGCTTGGCGGAAAGGCAGGGCGCGGGAAGAAAGCGATCATCCCGGCACGGCCGTTCCTGCCCGATCAGGGCAGTCTCGACTGGCCCGAGGTGAAGGCCACGCTGCTGGACTTCCTGCAAGGAGGATCATGATGACCAGGCTGGAACACGAGGACGCGATTGTCGACATCCTCAAAAAGGCAATGTCGGCCGGGGTGGTCGTTGAGCCGCTGCCCATGGGCTTGTCCGACCGCAAGGCCTTGGACGTGCGCGGGAGCGCTGTCTGGGTGGTCTATGCCGGCGGCAAGCCGAAACCGGGTCAGGACCCGAAGACCATGATGCACGCCGAGACGTGGGTGTGGTCCTGCCTGGTGCTGACCAAGGAGTACCGGTCGACAAAGGCCGGGGCCGTTACAGCCTTGGGGCTGCTGGAAGCCGTTAACGCGGCCCTGTCCGGGGCCAAGGTGGACGCGGCGCGCACGCTGACCAGGCTGGGGGATCAGCTCCTTCGCCTGCCGGAAGGGTGCGGGCTGATGGGCTACGAGGCCCAATTCGCAATCAACGTATTCGCCCCGCGCGGGGCATAGGGCAACGGCCCGAGGAGAGATCTATGACGACGTGGGACAGACAGTCTTACTACTATTCCGGCCAGGGTGTGGTCATGGTCGGGGACCTGGACGAGGACAACGCCCTGCTGGGCTTGACGCCGCTCGGCAACGTGACGGCGCTGGAGATCGGCGTGGAGGTGTCCGTCGAGGAGCACACGGAGAGCCAGAGCGGCCAGCGCGGCACGGACCTGCGCAAGGAAAAGGAGACCAAGGTCAGCATCAAGATGACCGCCCAGAACTTCGTGCGCGACGTGCTGGCCATGTTCACCCGCGGCACGTCGACGCCCGTCGACGCCGGCGAGGTCACGGCCGGAGAGGTGGTCTGCATGCTCGGCAAGGTCATGCCGCTGCCGCACATCAAGGTCAGCGATGTGGTACTGAAGAAGGGTGAGGCGACCCTCACGGCCTACGTCGATGACGACACCCCCTATGACTACCAGCTCAATGCCGACGCCGGCAGCATCCGGTTCGCGGCCGTCCCGGCCACGTCCGGCCTGAAGGACGAGGACGAGCTGTCCATCGCCTACGATTACGCGGCCCAGGCCCAGGTGGACAGCCTGACCACCGGCGCCGTGGCCCGCTTCCTGCGGTTCGAGGGCCTGAACACCGCCGACAGCAACCAGCCGGTGGTTGTCGAGGCCTTCCGCTGCCAGTTCGACCCGGCCAAGGTATTGTCCCTGATCTCGGACGAGACCGTCCAGTCATTCGAGCTGGAAGGGTCGATCCTGGCCGATCTGACCCGCGCAACCGGATCCAAGTACTTCCGCGAACGGATGCTGCGGTAGCCCGACATCAACGCCAACGGGCCGGTTCAACGAGAGCCGGCCCGAACCACGGCCAAGCCTGACCTAAGGAGTACCATGGAAACCCTTGAGAAGATCGCCCCTGCCCCTCTCACCCTCACCGTCGCCGGCGAGTCCCTGACAATCTCCCCGATCAAGACCAGGGAGCTGCCCAGGATGCTCAAGGCAGTGAAGCCCATCGCCGCCGAGATCCAGTCCGGGGACGTGGTCGCCGCACTGATGGCGAACGCGGACTGCCTGGTCGAGGCCGTGGCCATCGGAGCCAGGAAGCCCAGGGCCTGGGTGGACGAATTGGATCTGGACGACCTGGTCATGCTGGCGTCCGCCGTGTTGGAGGTGAATGGCGATTTTTTCGTCCGTGCGGTCCTGCCCGGGGCAATAGAGGCGATGGACCGCGTGAGTCAGCTGATTGGGCAGAGGTCATCGATGCCCTCGTCGGCGGCGGATACGGACTCGACGAAATCCTAGATCTCCCGCGCGACGGCGTTCTGGCTCTGGCTGACGCGCTGGCGGCCAGGCGGCGCAAGGAATCGATCCTGCGCGAGATTGAACAGAGCAACGCGGCCCGCGCCGCCTGGCTCGATCCGAAAGACTACAACGCCCACGTGGCGAAACTGAAGAAGGAACTCGCATGAGCGACATGGCTCTCTCCCTAAAGATCCAGGCCGATGCCAAGCAAACCATGGCCGAGCTGAAGGCCCTTGTGGCCCAGGTGAAGCTGTCGGGCCGAGAGGCTACGGCCGCGGAGCGGGAGGCCATCAACGCCGCGCGCGAACGGGTCAAGGAGACGCGGGCCGTGGCACTGGCCCAGCGCGACATGGGCACCCTCGGTGTGCGGTCCACCAAGGCCATCAAGGAAGAGATGGACCAGGTGAACGCCGCCCTGGACCGCCTCAAGAGATCGAGCAGCGCGGCGGGAACGGACCTGGCCCGCGCGACCCAAGCCGCCAAGGTCAAGATGTCCGAGTTGAAGGCCGAGATGTCCGGCACCGTCAGTGCCTCGGACCAACTGCGGGACGCTTGGGGGCAGCTGGCCGGCCTGGTCGCCGGACTGGCTGCGTTCGGCACGGCGGCCAGGGAGGCCATCCAGTTCGAGAGCGCCCTGGTGGATCTGCGCCGTGCCGCCGGCGTGACCAGCGACGAGGCCCGGGAGATGGGCAAGGAGTTCCAGGACCTGGCCGTCAAACTGGGCATGAGCGCGGTGGCCATCACGCAGCTGGCCACGGAAGCGGCCAAGACCGGCGTGGCCAAGCGCGATCTGCTGGAGTTCTCGCGGATCGCGGCCACGGCGGCCATGAATTTCGACATGCTCCCCGAGGAGGCCGGCAACGCCCTGGCCAAGCTCAAGAACATCCTGGGCCTGGGCGTGAAGGACATGG